GAGACTTTCTCGCTAGCAAACGAATCGTGCATTCGCACGAGGGTATCTCTAACCCACCGGAGTTACACCCGAGCCTATTTTCGTTTCAAGCGGACGTGGTTCGGTGGGCGCTTCGGCGAGGACGCGCAGCGTTGTTCGAAGAATGCGGCCTCGGCAAGAGCCGTCAAGCCATCGAATGGGCGCGAGTGGTTCACCAACACACGGGCAAGAACGTGCTCATCCTCACGCCGCTTGCGGTCGCGGCTCAGTTCGTGCGCGAGGGGGCCGCGATCGGTGTGGATGTGAAGCATGTGCGCGAAGCCGATGAAGTGGCATCTGGCATCTCGGTCACGAACTACGAACGCTTCGAACGCTTCTCACCTTTGGAGTGGGGCGGCGTCGTGCTCGACGAGTCGAGCTTGCTCAAGAGCACCGATGGTAAGACGCGCAGCGCGCTGATCGCAGAGTGTCAACGCATCCCATTCCGTCTCGCGTGTACAGCGACGCCTGCGCCCAATGACCACGTAGAGCTCGGCAATCACGCTGAGTTTCTCGGAATCATGACCACAGTCGAGATGCTCAGCATGTTCTTCGTGCACGATGGTGGCGAGACGCAAACATGGCGCCTCAAGGGTCACGCAGAACGCGACTTCTGGCGATGGGTTTGCTCGTGGGCGGTGTGCCTCACTTCCCCTTCCGATCTTGGCTACAGCACCGAGGGTTACGACTTGCCCGCGCTCAACATGATCGAACACGTGATCAATGTGGATGACGAGATGGCGCGCAAGGCTGGGATGCTCTTCGCGTTCGAAGCTAAGACGCTTACCGATCAACGAGCAGCGCGGCGCGCATCTCTCAGCCGACGATGTGAAGTCGCCGCACAGCTCGCCAACGCAACCGACGAGCAGTTTTTGCTTTGGTGCGACTTGAACGATGAGAGCTCTCTGCTAAAGCAGCTAGTCCCTGGCGCTGTCGAGGTGAGAGGCAGCGACAAGGAATCGCACAAGGAGCAGGCGATCGTTGACTTCGTCGATGGCAAGACGCGCGTCCTTGTTTCTAAGCCATCGATTTTTGGGTGGGGGGTCAACCTGCAGAACTGCCGAAACGCGGCGTTCGTAGGCCTCTCGCACTCATTCGAACAACTCTATCAAGCTGTGCGCCGCATCTGGCGCTTTGGGCAAGCGCGAGAAGTGAACGCGCACATCATCACTTCGAGCGCAGAGGGCGCAGTCGTCGCCAACATCAAGCGCAAGCAAGAGGACTTCAATCGCATGGTGCGCGGCATGAGCGCGCACATGGCTGACTTTTCGAAGAGCGAGATCAAAGCGGCATCCCGCACGTTCGACGACTACGTGCCGAAGAAGACCGTGAAGGTGCCGAGCTGGCTCAAGGCGTCGAACGACTAGGAGAAACTGAATAATGAAGGTTCAGGATCAGGCATCCGGCAAAGACTGGATGGCGTACAATGCTGACACGGTCGAGCTGTTGCCGGCTTTGCCGAGCGACACGATCGATATGTCGGTGTACTCACCGCCATTCGCCTCTCTGTACACATACTCTGCCTCCGAACGTGACCTCGGCAATTGCCGGACTCACGACGAATTTCACCAGCACTACGGGTTCATCCTGCGCGAGATGCTTCGCGTAACGAAGCCCGGGCGAAACATGTCCGTGCACTGCATGGTGTTGCCGACTTCGAAGACGCGCGATGGCGTCATCGGTCTCACCGACTTCCCAGGCCGGATCATTCGCGCGGCGGATGAGTGCGGTTGGATCTTTCACTCGAAGGTGACGATCTGGAAAGACCCAGTCACTGCAATGCAGCGCACGAAGGCTCTTGGTTTGCTGCACAAGCAGGTCCTCAAAGATTCGACGATGTCTCGGATGGGCATTCCAGACGAGGTAATCACGTTCCGCAAGCCAGGCGTGAACGCGCAGCCCGTTGTTCATCGTCGCGAAGAGTTCCCGGTTGAGCTTTGGCAGAAGTGGGCTTCACCGGTCTGGGATGACATCGACCCAAGCGACACGCTTCAATACATGAGCGCGCGCGAGGAAGAAGACGAACGCCACATCTGCCCACTTCAACTCGAAGTGATTCGCCGCTGCGTGCGCCTCTGGTCGAACACTGGAGACACGATCCTTTCTCCGTTCATGGGCATCGGCAGTGAGGGTTACGTTGCCTTGGAGCTCGCGCGCAAGTTCATCGGGGTCGAGCTGAAACCGTCCTACTTCAAGCAAGCGGTGGGTAACCTCACGCAAGCTCGCAAACAAGCATCGCTGTTCGCGGAGGCTGTGGCGTGAGCGACGTTGATACGGTGCGCGCCGAGAAGGATTCGCAGATCCAGATCTTGAATGAGCGCGTCGGCCAACTAACGGGACAGAACCATGAACTCGCTGCTCGTGTCGCGATGCTTGAAAGCGCCAATTCTAACCTCGAAGTACAGAACGAAGTTCTGCTCGAGCAAGTGAGCGAACTCGCAGGTTCGATCAATCCAAAAGCGCTCCGTCCCATCATCGAACGTTCGTACCTTACAGACTGGCGGAAGACAGAGAACGAGCTCATCGCGGCCGGACTCCGTCACATTATCTCTGAGCTTCGGATCAACCAGCAATCCGGACGACTGCGCTACTGAGGGAGAGAAACAGCTATGTCATTCACGGTTGACAAGAAGGCCTTCACCGCTGCGCTCGAGCGGTGCACGAAGGTAGCTCACAGTAAGTCGACGATTCCGATCCTTTCTCACGTCGTGCTGATCTCGGACGGCGTCGAACTAAGCTACAGGGTCACGAATCTCGCAATCACCCTGTCTGGTTCGATCGATTGCTCCGGGCTATCGGCTTCCTTTACGGTGAACGTTCGCGATCTGCTCGCGGCTGCGAGCTCCGTGATCGGGGACAAGGTAAAGCTCACGGAGAAGGATGGGCGTCTTACGGTTTCCGGGTCTGGAAAGCGCTCGTTCAAGATCCCGACGCTATCCGCGACGGACTTCCCCGTGACTAAACCGGGGTCGGAAGACTGGTTCACGCTGCCGGCAAAGCTGCTTCGCGACACGATCGAGAAGGTGCTCTTCGCTGTGGCCCCTGAGACTGACGAGCGCCCGAATCTTCGATCCATTCGACTTCGGATCGGTGATGGTGAGCTCAACGTCGCCGGCACCAACGGACACTGCGCCGCGATCGCCAAGTCTCCCTTCGAGTCCTCCGCAAAGGTCGAATCGTTGATCCCGCGCGGTGCCATCGCGTCAGTCATGGCGTTCGGAACCGACACCATCGACATGAGCGCAACGGTCGCCAACGTCTGCTTTCGTTCCGGTCGCGAGACGCTCATCGCGGAAACAATCGCCTCTGAGTTCCCCGCGGTGGATGGCGCTCTCGCGGGCATTACGCCATCGCAACGCGTCAACGTGAGCTCGCCGCTCGTGCTCGAAACGATCGCGGCTATCCGTAAAGGCAGCTCGGCAAAGGACATCGTTCTTTCGTTCGAAGACGGATCGATGAAGTTTGAGTGCTTCGGTGAGAGTTCTGCCGTCGACACCATCGAGTGCGACGCCACTGAGTCCGCTGAACTGGCGCTCGCCGCAGAATACCTGATGGGAGCGCTACGTTCATGCGATACGGCCGAGCTCGGAATCTGCCCAGGCGAGTTCGACCCGTTCCTAGTCACCGGCTCTGGCGTTGTTTGCGCTCTGATGCCAGTTCGCTTGGAAGCCGCCAAGTCAATCACACGATGAATAAACCGCTTCCGGGCGGCAAGCGGCGTGGTTGGAGCAATCACTATCGCTTGTTCGCGACACGAACTCGCGCCCCGAACGCGCGCCGATTGTTCATCCGCAAGATGGTGAACGGTGTGTGGGTTGTCACAGCTAAAGCTCACGACCTGGGGCCAGCTGTGCGCCACGCCGAAGCCGTAGGCGGACACGTGCAGATCTTAGACGGCAACGGACAGGTCGTTCTCGAAGTGATCGAACGAGAACCCGACTTCAACTTCGAACTCTGATGAGCGTAGACACGGCAAGAATACTTGGCATCGACCCAGGACTGAACGTCACGGGTCATGCCACGCTCTTCGACTTCGGCGCACGTAGAACGCTGGAGTCAACGGGCATCCTTGCCGCAAGCGATGGGTGGACCTTTGAAGCAAGGCTCAACGCGCAGACATCGTCAATCATCGCACTCATTGAGGAGAAGCAGCCTTACGTGCTTTCCCTCGAGCTGTACAACTATCAGGGGCCTCGCTCGCACTCACCGAACGCGTTCTGGCTTTCGCGCCTAGTGGGTCGCATCGAGATGCTAGCGCGCGAGTTCAATTGCGTGCTCGTCGGGGTCAATAAGCAGGAAGCAAACAAGGCGCTCGCGCTTACCGGCAGGGTATCAGCGCGGCGCATTCGCAACACGGTCGATGCGATGTTCCCACCGCGCAAGATTACCAAAGACACTCCACACGATATGGCATTCACCGTGGCTTCGAAAGCTCGACCTCGGACAGACCACGAGATTGACGCGATCGCCGTGGCGATCGCAGGGGCTCAACGCTGGCGCATC